GCTCAAACTTGTTCTCCTCCAGTCTGTTCGCAGTATCTTGAATATGGCTGACTTCCTTATCAATGTCAAGCCCTGTAGCTGGTACATATTTAAACTCGCCATTCGCTTTGTTCACTACCCACCATCCACCGGCTTTCTTGTCAGCCGCCTTGGCATACCCAGCAAGCTGTGCTATATACCCAAAAGCATCACCTTGTTTAAGAGTGTCGAAGGATTCAAACTTGTTATTATACGACCAATTAGATGCTGACTTGACATCATCAACAGCACCATCAATAACAATATCATAGGTACCAGAGATGGATGTATCATCATCAAGATTGAGCATAACCTTTGCATCATCTTCATACTGTACTCCTGCTTCTTTCAGTAGTCCCTTGAAGACAGCTTCAACGATATCTCCAAGCATCATGTTCATTACGAATGTAGTTGGCAGGGGCAATGCTTCCTCTGGCTTGTTCTTCTCAAACCAAAGCTGGCAAGTTGGCCTACCCACGTTAGACATACGCAGACCAAACTCACCTCGCTTGTTGCCCCCACCAAACTGGCGTCCAAGCGCACCCATTACATCCAAGCCTACTTGCTTAATGGTAGCCTCACTCATCGTGGACTTACCATTAGCAGCATTCTCCATATATTGATGCAACGCCAGTTCAGCAGGATGGTTCATTACGCTACCTCTTCATCGTCAACATCAATCATACCATCAGTGATTGCGATATCATCATCGTCATCATGCTGAGTTGCTTTCTCAGCATAGGTACTGATAATATATTCATTATAGTTCTGTACCCACGCCATGAAGTCAGTGAACAATGCCTGATCAGACTGCTCAATGTCAACGATGTTGGTCAGGTTGACAGTAGTTACAGGCAGGAAGAAGCTGTTGCCATTTGGCAGCTTACGCTCTTCCGTAGCAGCATCCACTACATGCTGGATAGGCAGACGCTTCTGCTTGGCAAAGGTAGAGAACACCTCACCCCAGCCCTTGAATGCATCACGGTTGTCTACTTCCCAGATGAACGGGACAGTATCCACATCAACAGCATTGCCCTGATCGTCCGTAGGGTTGACCAGTTCAACGGTGCCAAAGAGTACGCGCACCCGCTTGATCTGCTTAATCAAGTCCTGTGTCTTCTCAGGCAGGGACTTGAAGTCTTGAATGTAGCCAGCCGGTTTACCGCAGTTGAAACCACCATCATTGTCCTTGAGGTCAATGTTAAGGTTGTCTGCCATGACGGTCTTAACATAGCGGTTAGGTGCGTTACCGGACCCCATCACGAAACGCTTGTACATAAAGCGTTGCATGTACGGGCGGATACGTGCAGCAGAAGCATAGTATGTGGGGCCATCGGGAATCTCCAGCTTGTACTGGCCACCCTCGACAACCTCGACATTCACCTTCTTGCCCTTTACTTCGGCTAACCCCATGATGGGGGTGTGATGGATACGCAGACGAGCGAGAGTGCTAGACTTCTTGCTACCACTCGTACCCTCGTTGGCGATACCCATAGCTTTTGCCATAGCTGCATAGTTGTTGGTATCAATCGTAGTGATCTCGTTCATGTATTTTATACTCCTTCTTTCGAGTTAGAACCCATAGTTATATCACGACACGTCTTTCGTGTCAAGCCAGTTGGGGCCAATTTTTGCCTCAAGTTCTAGTGGAACATTGAACACTAACCCCCAACGTATAGCGATCAAGTCAGGCAGCACCTCGTTAGTCTCCTGAATTATCTGGATAACTCTATCCTCTTCATCAGGGTGAACATCAACTACGATGCTATCGTGAACAGTATTTACCACACAAGAGTGCATACTGTCAAGTAGTTTTTCGATGTGCAGCAGGGCAATCGGTACGATATCTGCCGTTGCAAAGGACTGCACAGGATAGTTTTTGATTTGTGTAAAATGAGACACACGCCCACTTGCCTTGCGGACTACATCAGGAAAGGCGAACTGCCGACCAGATGGGGTAGTAATGTACCCTGTGTTTATAGCTTCTTTAGCCAATCGGGAGTGCCAATCGGCCACACCTTGGTACTTCTTTGTGAAGTGCGTATAGTATTCTGCCTCCGCTGGTGTTCTTCCGAAGCCCGTTGCGCCATATAGCGGCGCGAATGTATGCGCCTTCGCAGTCTGTCTGTCCGTAGGCTGACCAGCATTGGTAATAACTTCAGCGGTGTATGAGTGTACATCAAACCCAGTAGATACTTCCTCAATAGCAACTCCATCTTGTGAGAGGAATGCTGCTGCACGAAACTCTAGCTGTGCAAAGTCAGCTTCCATAATCTTGCCACCTTCCCACCGGGAAACGAACACCTTCTTGACAGGGAAGGTACCGCCACGTGGCATATTCTGCATGTTAGGCTCTGCGCCTGACAGTCGTCCTGTCGCAGTGCGATGTTGTAGCAAGCGGACATGTAGCTTACCATCTTGCTTGGTGAACATCTTAATGCCCTCAACAAATGAGGACAGATATGTATCGACAGCAGACAAACGTCGAACTTTTGACAAGAAGTCAACAGCATCTGTCATTCCCTTGACACGTGCTGCTTTCTCCAGTGTCTCTAGATTTAGCTTACTCGTACTGAAGCCATTGGCACTAGCCCACTTTGCTGACGGCGGCTTAAACTTCAACCCAGCCATGGCATTGGATGGTGATAGAAGATAGCCAGCAGTATCACAAGTAGGGCAGCGATTAGGTTTCGCAAACGGCTCTCCATTCTTCTTTACCTTTCGTATATAGCCTGTGCCATTACAGGTCTTGCATTGTGTTGCTCTGGTCTTGGCCAGCTTTGTAGTGTGTGCATTGATTAGCCTACGGAAGTCATCATCAGGCATGTATGGGTCAATCTGTGTGGCCCAGAACTGCTTGTCGTTTACCTTGCGGCTGTAGATCACCCAAGACAATTGCTCTGGGCTGTTGAGGTTGATAGGTGTATCCCCCATCAGCCTACGCACGTGCGCCTGTAGGTCATCGGTAAGCTGCTTACGCTCCTGCTCAAACTCCACACGCACCTCGTCCAGTGCGTCACGATCTACCGTAAAGCCACGCTGATAGATACGTGACAGGCAGACAGCCACCTGATTGGTCAGGTCAACGGTACCCATGAGACCACTGTCAGCAGGGGTGTTGAGCCGATACATCAACTTGTCTGCCAGTTGCTGTGTAGCCTCAAGGTCAGCGATCAGATACTCTGTCAGTTCATCAAGGGGAATGGTACGTGTGCTGTAGCCCCGCTTGAAATACTCCTTGAGAGTATCCTGCTTCTTGGTATCAAGGTCATAGCGTTCTGCACATGCCTCAAGCGACAGCGGCTCCTTGACGCCACGCTGTAGCACATACTCAGCCAGCATTGTGTCGAACACAGGGCCATCATACTTGAAGCCACTCTCCCACAGCCACAGCAGGTCGTGTGCTGCGTTGTGCATGATAAGCACAGTAGCCTCGTCAAGAAGCATCTGCACACGCTCACTGTAGTCATGCCCACTCTCATGCTCTTCATGGTCGAATGGGAATGTGTGACATGCTCCTTGATCAGTCAGTATACCCACCATCGTCAGGCTGTTATTCGACTCAAATGGATCAAGGTGCATCTTGCCGTCACGATGTGTGACTGTATTCTCTACGTCTAGTGTTATCTTCATCCTTCATACCTCGCTGTCAAATAGTCCAGTTCACAGTTTACCATACCGTGCCAGCCATTCAACTTGTTTTTTACAATATTCATGTGCCGCAGTGGGCTGTCCTCCTCCTGTCCCTCGACAGTCGGTGACTTACCAATCAGGATCATCAGGTCAGCCTCTGCTGCCTTGCCTGTACGTGAACCCTCCATCATGCTTTGGTTAAGCTGTGACCTACCCTCTGCCTCTGCGGAAAGCTGGGACATGTAGAACACAGCACAGTCATACGCCTTGGCGATCTGTCGTGCGTGGATAGCACAAGCCTTGAGTGCCTCGTCCTGTCGGGCAAAGCCACCCTCTGCCTTGAACTTGTCGCCCATGTCAAGCACGAGTACATCCGGGCGATAGGTCTTGGCCACGCTCTCAACCCAATTCATGTCACGGCCTGACGCTTCTTTGATCTTGATGTTGCTCATCACAGGCTCATACAGGGACTTGGCCTTGGCCATATTCTCCTTGACCTCACGTGCCGACATACCGGCAGCGGCAGTAAGGTATCGTGCGCCAACCCTGTGCGTCGGCTCTTCGTTACAGAGGATGACACACTTGGCACCCTGATGAGCAAAGCCATTTGGCCCAGCAATCAGACTGGCATGGAACGATGTCTTGCCAGTGTTGGGACGCGCACCCACTTCGATAAGCTGACCGGCACTGACACCCTCCACCTTACGTGCAACGCTGGGGATGTTGAATGACCACCGTGCTTCCAACTCAGCCTTGGCCATCAGCGTCTCAATCGTGATGTCATCCCATTCTATATTGAGATTGGGGGTGAAGTCATCACCGTACCGCTCAAGCAGATTGCGCAGCGTCTCCATCGTACCGCCTGTGCCGCTCACCATGTCGAAGCCAATGTTGGCGATGTCCTCGCCCACTACCTTCTGGAACAGCTTGGACAGCACCTCCTGTGCGATGTCGTTGCCCATCGGCTCCTCACGCTTGAGTTGGGCGAACAGGCTGTCGAAGCCCGTCCTCTGTGCCGTCGTCATCGTGGGATTGCCAGATACAAACAGGGCTTGCACCTCATCGGGTGTGACACTACGGTTGTAGTGATCCATAGCCTTGTCAATCGTCTGCTTGATCTTGCGATTGTCTGAACTGAACAGTCGGTCAGGACACTTGGCACCACGATGGTCGTCGTAGAAGCCTTTGTCCATCAGGCTGCGTAGCATTGATACTTCCATTATAAATCTCCTATGTCGGCTAGGTTTGTCATATCAGTTGGATTACGATACTTCAAATCATCTGTCAAGTAAAGGACACGCACGTCATCAACATGTCCTCGCAACTCCTTTGCCATCAGCAAAGTCTTACGCACTGCATCGGGGTCTAGTGCGATGACTGCTGTTGAGAACTGCGCGAGAAACTTTTTGTGTGCATCGGACAGTGATGTCCCCAACACAGCAATCCCGACAAAGTTACCACCACCAACCACAGCGGCACTCACGCAGTCCTCAACAACTACGGCGACTTTACCACAACCATGAGCATATGGCAAGCCACTTTTTCCATATCGACGCCATTTAGGTAGCCGCTTGCCCAGCGCACGACCTGTCGCGTCTACAATCTTACCCTCGTGCATGATGGGAAACACAGCACGGTGTTCACGCACATCATATAGCAAGCCTAGTTCTGCGGCATCCAGCCCATACGTATCGCTGGCCCACGTAATCACATCGTGATTGGCTGGCACAAGATACTCAGGCACATCAAACTCAGCACCAGCGAAACGCTCCGCATCGGATAGCTGGGTACGGATATCATCCACAGACATACGCACACGTGTGCCACCCTTGAGATCACAGGACATACGGAAGCAGTTCCATACCAGTGACCCCATGTTGTTGGTCACGGTGAATGTACGCTGGCCACAGCTAGGACACTTAGTCCTGATTGTAGAACCCACTGGTACATTCATGTCACTTACAATGTTATATATATTATTCATATATACTCTCTCCTGTGCGGCAGTTAAGTGCTTTTACCATGTATTTTACGTGCTGTCAAGGCAGTATTAGCACTCGCATACGTATTTTTCATATAAGGTTTGACCGATTGTGGATTGGCATGTCCTGTAACCGACATTATTTGTCCAATACCGACACCAGCCTCCACCATTTCCGTTGTACCAGTACGACGCAGGTCAGATAGTCGCAGTTCACTTGACAATCCAGCCTCATCCATCAGCTTACGAGCATGAAGCGGCAGCTTGTACTGGCTGTACGGAATGTATTCACCTCCGATTGGCTTGGGGCGTGGGGCTACCCACTGCTGAAACCCAAAGTCTTCGTGCTGTTGTCTTAACATATCCAACAGGTCGTCGTCAATAGGTAAGAATACCTCTGCCCTACGCTTAGACTGCTCAATATGTACACGAGCCTTATCAAATTGTATACTTTCCCATGTCAGCAACCTCATGTCACCGACACGCTGGCACC